GGACAGCTCTCCACGCCAAAGGTAGTCCAGGCCATCCGTGAAATTCTGGATTTACCGATGCACTCCAATTATGAAGGGAACGATGTCCAATAAACAGGACTGATAGAAAGGGGGTGAACCTGATGGGCAGCACAAAGGTAAAAGAAATCCTCGGCAAGCAGTTGGAGCTACTGGCCGAGGTTTCGGAAAGCAAGCCGGAGAATCTGGCGGAGCTGTCAGCGGCTATGTGTGAGATAGCCGACCGACTGAAAGAAGTGCGAGACCCGCTTACTCAGTTGGGAGAGACTTAACGGCGTCATAGCAGGCGTTCAAAATTTTCTTAAAGCCTTCTGGGTCAAGGGCCTTCATTTTTTCCTGAGAATAAACGGCCCGAAGATAATTACCCATAAGCTCCACAGCAAGTTCTTTATCTGTTTTCAAAGTTTCACCTCCCATCTGGCTTGCCAATTTGATTTTAGCACGAGACAGTGGGTGGCGCAACGGTTGGAATGGGGCCGCCGGGCGCTTTAAGGAGGCGCTTACCCGGATTATTTCTGTGCAGAGTCAGGATACCAAATCAGAAGGGTAATAAACTGGACTATTTGGAAAGGAGAACATCATGGACAACATCAAGAACTACAACCCCGCAGAGGCGGAAACCCTGGACAGCCGCGAAGTGGCTGAGATGGTGGAGAAGCAACACAGACATCTTCTCCGGGACATCAATGGGTATATCGAAGAAATGGAAAAAACAGGAGAGCCCAATTTTGGGCTTTCGTCAAAACTCCCAAAAATCAACCCGTCAGATTTCTTTATCCCGAGCACCTACACCAGTGAGCAGGGGAAAGAGTTGCCCTGTTTCCTGGTCACCAAGAAGGGCTGCGAGTTTATCGCCAACAAGCTCACCGGCGAGAAGGGGACGAAGTTTACCGCCATGTACGTGACCCGCTTCAATATCATGGAGGAGCGCGAGAAGGCCGCTATCGGCGGAAAGACCGCAAAGAGCGGTAAGACCCCGGAGGAGCTGGCCGCCGCCGACAAACGGGCCACGGCGATGCTGCTCAACGCCAAGAACCGGGCGGCGAGTTTCCTTCAAAAGCTCTACGACCGGGCGGGCACCAAGCCAGAGTATCAGGCAATGGCTCTCAGCGATTTCTATTCCGAGGATGGGATTCACCTTCCCCGCATGGCATTCCAGGACATGAAGCAGACCTACGACAAGAGCGCTATTGCCGAAAAGCTGGGCGTCTACTCCAAGGCATCCGGCGGCAAGGTGCCCCATGCCCAGGCCATTGGTGCGATTATCTCCACGCTGGATATCTCGGAGGACGAGCGCGAACGGCTTCCCTACTGCAACAACGGGCACGACGGCGTAGATTACCAGTATACCGAAAGCGTGGTCGAGAAGGTGCGGGCATGGATTGAGGCGCACGGCAGGCCCAGCCCGATCACGGTCAACGGGAAGAACTATGCGGTTGTCTACAAGAAGGAATGAGCATTGCAGAACAGGCTTTATGGGATAAGAAGGGCGGAGTCACTATGAACCAAAAGCCAATGCTGACGGCCCAAGATCTGGCCGAACGTTTCGGAGTCAGTATTTACACCATTTATCGGCTGACCACGAAGCCGAACGGGCTTACCGGATACCGGGTTGGGCGGCGCATTCGTTTCAAAGCCGAAGAGGTGGATGCCTATCTGGAGGCCCAGGCAATTAAGCCGGTTGAGGATGCCGAGGTAGTTCAAATCCGGAGATTCCAGTACAAGCCAGGCATGAAGGTGGTGAGTTTATGAAGCGGGCCACTTTGGAGCGCCTGGCCGCTGTGCTCGTCCTGGCGGCCTGTATCTGCGCCGAGTGTATTCCCCTGCTGCTGGCGCTGGTGGCTGCGGCGGCCCTGTGCGTGGGGCGCAAATTCACAAGCGCTTGTGAATTTGCGCAAAAAAGAGAGGCCGCCGGTGCTGCGAACACCGAACGGCCCAAAGAAAAAAGTTGATCCGCCCTTATTGTAGAGGGCTCAAAGGAGATTGTCAAGTATGAGCAGCTACATAATTCCAGATTCCATTACGCCGCGGTCCATAAAGCCCGGAGTGGTTACGGTGGAGACCATCGAGGCGATTATGGACGACGCTGGGCCGTGTGCCATTCTCCCGGTCGTTGGTGACTGTTTGGAGGGCGTGGACGTAGTAGGTGGCGGATGGGTGGCGGTAGATTTCACCCGGCGGCCTGCGCCCCCCAGGTATAGGAGCAAGGGCGGCGACGGAAGCTCCGATCTCTGCCTCTGCTATGCCACGTTCCCCGGAGCGCCTGGCCCTATGGTCATGTATAAGGAGTATCAGGGCGTATGGGGTCCCTGGCAGATGGTGGGCACTCGATATAAGTCAATGTGGGAAGGCGGCAAGCTGCGCCTGAACTGCGGCATGGTGTCAAAGCGTATCTTCGGCGTAATTGTGGCCTCCTACGACCAGGATGGGCGGCTTCTGTGGCAAAGGAACCCCGAGGAGTTTCCCAAGAAGCTGGGAACGGCGCCAACCATCCACGGCGATGTGGAGCCGTACCAGGGTGTGAGAGCATGATTACATTTCCTGTTGCGGTGGAGATTTTTATCGCCGACCAAGAGGAAAGAGCGGGCTGCAAGTTTAATGCTTTACAGCGGGAGCTGCTGGACGTATATGTCAAACTTTTCAATTTGGAATTTGACGCGGGCGTGAAGGGCGAGGAACCAATCGATATATTAAAAGAGCACGTCGAGTTTTACGCCCGAAAAGGCAAGCTGGAAGAGCTGGAAAAGCCCGTACTGAGACATTTCTATGCTTGCGTACAGTATTGGTGCAATGAGGCATGGAAGCAGGGGGCCGTAAAAGCGGAAAGAAATGGGGTGCGAGTATGAACCGCCCTTTGAACAAGGAGCAGGTCAAGGGCCTGTTTGAGCAGGAGGCCGTACTGATGGGCACAGAGGATCAAGTTCCATACTTCCGGGTGGCGGCGCTGTTTGGGGAAGACGCCGTCGAACACGCCCGCAGACTGGACGCCAACAATCCGGGGCGTTACTCCAACGGATATGGCGTCGGGGACTGCACAATGGCTGCCCTGACCCTGCGGGGCTTCCAGGCCGCCGCCAGTTTCTATAACGTTCAGCTGCTGAGAAAGGAAGTATCATGAATCCTGTAACAGAACCAGTCAAAATCACCAGCTTGGAGCTGGAGAATGTGAAGCGCATCCGGGCATGCGCTATTACCCCCACACAGAACGGGCTTACGGTGATCGGCGGCCGGAACAACCAGGGGAAGACCTCTGTCCTGGACGCGATCGCCTGGGCGCTGGGCGGAGACCGCCACCGCCCATCCCGGGCGGCACGGGAAGGTTCATCCATTCCGCCCCGTCTTTGCGTCAAGCTGTCCAACGGTCTTGTCGTGGAGCGCACAGGGAAGAACAGCGACCTAAAGGTCACGGACACGGAAGGGCGGCGTGCCGGGCAGCAGCTGCTCAATGAATTTGTGGAGCAGCTCGCGCTCGATCTGCCTAAATTCATGCAGGCAAGTGCGAAGGAAAAGGCCGGAATCTTGCTGGAAGTTATCGGTGTAGAGGATCAGCTCACAGAGTTGGACCGGAAAGAGAACTCCCTTTACAACGACCGTCTGGCGATTGGCCGGATTGCCGACCAAAAAGCCAAGCACGCCAAAGAGATCACCGGATACCCGGAGGCCCCAATGGAGCCGGTTTCCGCCTATGATCTGATTCAACGGCAGCAGGACATCCTTGCCAGGAACGGCGAGAACCAGCGGAAGCGGCAGCGGGCCGCGCAGCTGGAGGCTCAGAGAGACAGCCTGCGCCGGCAGCTGGATGACCTGCAGGCGAAGTATGAAGCCGTTTGTGGCGACTGTGAAATTGCGCGCCGTGATGCTCTGGATCTTCTGGATGAATCTACGGAGGAGCTGGAGGCCGATATCCGCAATGTGGAGGCAATCAACATCAAGGTCCGCGCCAATCAGGAAAAGGCCCGCGCTGAAGAGGAAGCCAGAGACTACCAAAACCAGTATGATACCCTGACTTCCGAAATTGAGGACATCCGCCAGAAGAAGCGCGACCTTCTCCTGGGGGCAAACCTCCCCCTTCCCGGGCTGAGCGTGGAGGACGGGGAGCTCGTCTACATGGGCAAGCCTTGGGACTGCATGAGCGGTAGCGACCAACTGAAGGTATCCGCCGCCATCGTGCGGGCCATCAAGCCACAGTGCGGCTTCGTCCTCCTGGACAAGCTGGAACAGATGGACCCTGATACCCTTCGGGAGTTCGGGGCCTGGATGGAGGCAGAGGGCCTGCAGGGGATTGCCACGAGAGTCTCCACGGATGGGACGTGCAGCATCCTCATCGAGGATGGATATGCGAAGGAGGGGGATGGGCCAGCCCCAGCCCCCGCGGCATGGAAAGCGGGTGAGTTTTAAATGAGGCAGTTAAAGATTATACCGGGTAAGCTGGGCGGAGCCATGAAGGTTGTGATTTACGGCCCGGAAGGGATCGGGAAATCTACCCTTGCCGCCAAGTTCCCCCGGCCCCTGTTCATCGACACGGAGGGAAGCACCCGGCACATGGACGTGCAGAGGACAGAGCGCCCCACCAGCTGGGCCATGCTCCTGGAGCTGGTCCGCTGCATCAAAGCAGACCCTGGCTTGTGCTCCACACTGGTAATTGATACGGCGGACTGGGCGGAGCAGCTGTGCATCACCAGTATCTGTGACAGCAAGCGCATCTCCGGGATTGAAGACATGGGATACGGCAAGGGCTACGTCTATGTGGCCGAGGAGTTCGGGCGGCTCCTGAACCTCCTGGAGGAGGCCGTGGACAACGGCATCCACGTGGTGCTGACGGCCCACGCTATGATGCGGAAATTTGAACAGCCGGACGAGATGGGCGCGTATGACCGGTGGGAGCTGAAGCTGCAAAAGAAGACGGCCGCCCTGGTCAAGGAGTGGGCCGACCTGCTCCTGTTCGCCAACTATAAGACCTTGTCCGTAGCGGTCGACGACAAGGGGAAGAAGTTCAAGCCCCAGGGCGGCCGGCGCGTCATGTTCACAACCCATCATCCCTGCTGGGACGCAAAGAACCGGCTGGGCCTTCCGGAGGAGCTGCCTTTGGAGTTCGCTCCATTGGCTCCATATTTGGACAATGCCGCCCCCGCGTCACCGCCGCCGGAGCATGTCCCGGCTTCCTCCGTGTCTCCGCCCACACCACCTCCTGCCTCTGCCAGCCCGATGCCGGAGGGAACGCCGCCCCCAGCGGGCAGTACACTGGAGCCCAAGGCGGAGGCGTCTACACTGAAAGCCCTGCAAGATCTGATGACGCAACACGGTGTATTGGACTATGAGGTCAAGGCCGCGGTCGCCGCGAAGGGGTATTTCCCCGAGGATATGCCCATAGAGGATTATCCCGATGGTTTTATCAAAGGGGTGCTGATCGGGGCCTGGGGGCAGGTCTACGAATGGATCGAAAAGAACCGGGCGCCCCTGCCGTTTTAACTTCACATTGCAGGGGGAGTGCCGGAGCCGGCATTTCCCCTTACTTATCAAATCGAAAAGGAGCTTGAGAAAATGAGCGAATATGACTCTTCTTTCCGTGAATTTGGCTGGGATGACGAAATCCAAAATGACAGCACCCCATTTGAGGTCTTGCCGGAGGGTGACTACCGCTTCCGTGTGGAGAAATTTGAGCGGGGCCGGCATAGCGGCAGTGAAAAGATCCCGCCCTGCAACAAGGCGATCCTGACGCTCTCAGTGAATGACGGCGCTCACAGCGGAACCGTCCAAACGAACCTGTTCCTGTTCAGCCGCTTCGAGTGGAAGCTGTGCCAGTTCTTCACCGCGATTGGCCAGCGCCGCCACGGTGAGGCGATCCGGATGAACTGGAGCCTTGTGCCGGGTGCCATCGGCACCTGCCATGTGGGGACACGCAAATGGATGGGCAACGACGGCAAGGAACATGAAGGGAATGAGATCACAGAATTTTATGACCCGGAGGAGGCCCCGGACATCTCGGAAAAGCAGGTGGACAGCCAGCCGGCGCCTGGGCAGGGCGCGGGGGCGGCCGCCTCCTGGGATGCCGGTAGGTTCTGATGGAACTCCGGCCATACCAACAGGAGGCCAGGGCGGCAGTCGAGCAGGACTGGTCGGACGGCTTTCATAAAACGCTCCTGGTTCTGCCCACCGGGTGCGGGAAGACAATCGTGTTCTGCAAGATTGTGGAGGACATGGTGCGCCAGGGCGGGCGGTGCCTGATCCTGGCGCACCGGGGCGAACTGCTGGAACAGGCGGCAGACAAGCTGCTGACCGCCACAGGGCTGCGCTGCGCGGTGGAAAAGGCGGAGGAGTCCTGCCTGGACAGCTGGTACCGGGTGACCGTCGGATCCGTGCAAACCCTCATGCGGGAGAAGCGCCTCCAGCAGTTCCCCACCGATTTTTTCAACGCGATAGTGGTGGATGAAGCCCACCATGTCCTGGCTGACAGCTACCAGAGAGTCTTAGAGCATTTCCCCGCGGCAAAGGTCCTGGGGGTAACCGCAACCCCTGACCGTGGGGATATGCGTAATCTGGGCCAGTATTTTGAGCATCTGGCTTATGAATACTCCCTGCCGCGCGCCATCAAAGAGGGCTATTTGAGCCCCATCAAGGCGGTAACTATCCCGCTGAAGCTGGATCTGACCGGCGTGGGGATTCAGGCAGGGGACTTCAAAAACAGCGACCTTGACACCGCGCTCGACCCCTATCTCCACCAGATCGCCAGGGAAATGCGTACCTATTGCGCCCAGCGCAAGACCGTGGTGTTCCTCCCCCTGGTGCGGACTTCTCAAAAGTTCCGGGACATCCTGGAGCAGGAGGGGTTCCGGGCCGCCGAGGTCAACGGCAGCAGTGAAGACCGTGCGGAAGTGCTTCGGGACTTCAACGACGGGAAGTATAACGTGCTCTGCAACTCCATGCTGCTGACAGAGGGATGGGACTGCCCTTCCGTTGACTGCGTGGTTGTCCTGCGGCCCACCAAAATACGCTCCCTGTACTGCCAGATGGTGGGGCGGGGAACCAGGACAGCCCCGGGGAAGGACCATCTGCTCCTGCTGGATTTCCTGTGGCACACAGAGCGCCATGAGCTGTGCCACCCGGCGAGCCTGATCTGCGAGAGCCCAGAGGTCGCCCAGCGGATGACGGAGGCCCTGGAGGACGCCGCCGGCTGCCCCGTAGACATTGAGGAGGCCGAGGAGAAGGCCGAGTCCGACGTGGTGGCCCAGCGGGAAGAGGCCCTTGCGAAGCAGCTGGCGGAGATGAGGAGCCGCAAGCGGAAGCTGGTGGACCCCCTGCAATTTGAGATGAGTATCCAGGCCGAAGACCTCGCCGGATATGTCCCGTCGTTTGGATGGGAGATGTCCCCGCCGTCTGATAAGCAGGTGCAGAGCCTGGAAAAGTGGGGGATCCGTCCGGACGAAATCGAGTGCGCCGGGAAAGCGTCCCTGCTCCTGGATCGCCTGGCGAAACGGCGCTCGGAGGGGCTTACCACCCCGAAACAGATCCGGTTCCTGGAGGGCAAGGGGTTTCAGCATGTGGGACAATGGCAGTTTGAGGAGGCCAGGAACATGATTGACCGCATCGCGTCCCAGGGGTGGAAGATCCCAGCCGGCGTAACCCCGTCGGCCTATGTCCCGGTGAGCATGGGAGGATAGTATGGATAGTATCGGCAAGGGGCTGGATCCCCTGGAGGCATTGGAACATATTGACCCGGCCGGCCTGAATTACCAGGAGTGGCTGACTGTGGGTATGGGGCTGAAGGAGGCGGGGTGTCCCGCCTCCTTCTGGGAAGATTGGAGCCGCCGCGACCCGGCGCGCTATCATGCGGGCGAGTGCCTGCGGAAGTGGGAAACCTTTCACGGCGCGTCCGGCGGTACACCTGTGGCCGCCGGCACGGTATTCAAGATGGCCCTGGACCGCGGCTGGCGGCCCACTCAGGAGAGCGCCCCCGGCCACATGTTGGATTGGGAGGACACCATCAACACCAGGGACGGCGGCGGCGCCATCGTGGACCGCGCATGGCTGGAGGGCAAAGAGGTCCAGGAGCCCACAGACTGGCATCCCGCGAAAGACCTCATTACTTATTTGACGGTTCTCTTTGACCCATCCGAATACGTCGGGTATGTGACTGAGACCTTCAAAGGGGAAGACGGACGGCAGGTGCCATCCAAGGGAAATTATGACCGGACCGCCGGCCAGTTGATTGACGCCCTGCGCACATGCAAAGACGACATCGGGGCAGTGTTGGGCGACAGTGACCCTGACGTGGGAGCGTGGATTCGCTTTAACCCTCTGGATGGCAAGGGCGTAAAAAACGAGAATGTGACCGCTTTTCGCTATGCCCTGGTAGAGTCTGACGAGATGAACCTGGAGGAGCAGCACGCCATGATCCGGGAGCTGGAGTTGCCGGTGGCTGCCCTGGTCTCCTCCGGCGGCAAGAGCCTCCATGCCATTGTGAGGATTGAGGCCGGCTCCTTTGAGGAATACCGCTCCCGCGTGGACTACCTCTATGCGGTGTGTGAGAAGAACGGCCTGAAGGTAGACCGGCAGAACCGCAACCCCTCCCGGCTGTCCCGGCTCCCCGGCGTTATGCGAAGGGGCAAAAAGCAGTTCCTTTTGTCGTCCAACATCGGGAAAGCATCCTGGAGCGAGTGGCGGGACTGGATGGACAGCGTCACCGATGATATGCCAGACCCTGAGAGCATGGCAGCAGTTTGGGACAACCTGCCTGAGCTGGCGCCGCCCCTGATTGCCGGCGTCCTCCGGCAGGGCCATAAAATGCTCCTGGCCGGACCCAGCAAGGCCGGCAAAAGCTACTCCCTCATTGAGCTGTGCTGCGCCATCGCCGAGGGAGGTCCGTGGCTGGGCTTCTCCTGTACCCAGGGGCGGGTGCTCTACGTCAACCTGGAACTGGACCGGCCCTCCTGCCTCCACCGCTTCAAGGATGTGTATGCGGCCCTGGGGCGCACGCCCCAGAACCTGGACAAGATTGATGTCTGGAACCTCCGGGGCCGCTCTGTGCCAATGGACAAGCTGGCGCCAAAGCTGATCCGCCGGGCGAAGAAAAAGGATTACATTGCCATTGTCATTGACCCCATCTATAAGGTCATCACCGGCGACGAGAACAGCGCCGACCAGATGGCGAACTTCTGCAACCAGTTCGACAAGGTGTGTACTGAGCTGGGCTGCGCCGTGATCTACTGCCACCACCATTCCAAGGGCAGCCAGGGAGGCAAGCGTTCCATGGACCGGGCTAGCGGGTCGGGGGTGTTCGCCCGTGACCCGGACGCGCTCCTGGACCTGATTGAGCTGCCCGTCAGCGAAGAGCTCCGCAAGCAGGAGGTCAACAAAGCGGTCGGCCACGCCGTTGCTGCCACCCTCCAGCGGGCGGGTAAGCTGGAGGAGGCGTCCCAGGATGACCTTTGCACCGAGAAGGGGGCGCTGGAGGCGGCCAGGAGCCTTTTAAGCGGCCGGCAATATGAAGATGCGGCAAAGTACGCGGAGGCCGCAAGACAGGCCGCTGAAAGCCTGACAGCGTGGCGTATTGAGGGAACCCTGCGGGAGTTTCCCAAGTTTCCCCCGGTCAACCTCTGGTTCGATTACCCCATTCACCGCGGAGATGACAGCGGCGTCCTGGCCGACATCGACCCGGAGGGGGAGGTGCCGGGGTGGCAAAGGGCCATGCAGAAACGGAAGCCGAAAGAGGCCAAAGCCAAGGAGCGAAAAGACTCTATTGCACTCGCCTTTGAAGCCTGCGGCATAGACGGGAAGGTCACAGTGAGCGCTCTGGCCGAGTACATGGGCGTGACGGACAAGACAGTCAGGAACCGGTTGAAAGAGCATGGCGGCTTTTGGATTGACGAGGGGGAAGTCGGCAGGAAGTAAGGGAAAATAACGAGAATTTTTCCTTTCCCCGTGAGAGAAAAAAACGGACATTTCCCTCTGTTTCCCTTGAGAAAAAAACGGGGATTTCCCTTCTTTCCCTGTGAGGGAAAAAAACGAAAAAACCTGTTCTTTTCCCTAGGGAAGAAAAAGTACCCCCCTAAAGGGGGGTAAGAAAACACGTTTCCCTGACGGTCAACGGGGGAAGTAGTCGTGCGAAAGCTCACGCACGACGACTCCTTCCCCTGACCGTTGACAAAGTAGTTTTGTGATCTACAATACTTTAACGAGGTAAAGCAATGAGAATAGAGTTTTTTATGCCAATGAAGCCGCCCACGGTGACGCACCAGGAAAAGAAATGGCGGGTGGTCAAGGGCAAGCCGGTACCCTACGAGCCGCCGGAGGTGCGGGCGGCACGGTCGAAGCTGACAGCGCACCTGGCTGGACACAGGCCCGTGGAGCCCCTGGCCGGCGCGGTGCGGCTGCTGGTGAAGTGGTGCTTCCCCCGTGGGCAGCATGAAGACGGTGAGTACCGGACCACCAGGCCGGACACGGACAACCTCCAAAAGCTTCTGAAGGACTGCATGACCGCTGTGGGGTTCTGGAGGGATGACGCCCAGGTTTCCAGCGAGATTGTGGAAAAGTTTTGGGCTGAGGTGCCGGGGATATACGTCTGCATGGAACAGATCAATGCAAGGGCGAATTGCCAAGCGCTTGTGAATTTGGGGGCGCTGAAAGATGACCAGACCTGAATTTATTGCCCTGATTGGTCAGGATATCGTGGTAGATTATCCATTTGGTCGAGAACTCCAGCGGTGGAGCATGAAAAACTTTTATATCGATGGAAATGGCGAAGTCAAACATAATCGTCTCACGCTTATTATGGATGCTTTTATTGCCAACGCAAGAAATCCACACAAGGGGAAGCCCACGCATGGTTAAGGAGGCGCTGAAAGATGGCAAGGGCGATTGATGCAGACCGACTGAAACAGGCCATAGACCATGATTATTATGAGCATTACACCAAATATCACGATAGCGACCAAACAGCCCTGATTGATATGGTGATGGACGATATTGACGAGATGCCCACCCTCACCCCGCCGAACGAGGCGCTGACGCTGGAGGATGCCAAGAAAGAACGGTATATTTGGTTTACCCCGCTGAATGACTGGGCGAAAGTAACGCCTTTCGGGGTGCTGTTCTTCGGATCTGAGGAACTGATGAATTGGGAAACCTTGTGCGAAGAGTGGGGGTATAGGTTCAAAGCCTACCGCCGCCCGCCGGAGGTATCGCCATGAGACACCAGTACACCCGCCAGGAACTGGAATCCATCACCCAGGAGACCGCAATCTACATTGAGGGAGCAGGGATAGCCCAGCTCCAATGGGGCGGCCTGGAGATTGCAGAAGGGTGCAGGGATGGATACTTGTACTGCAAGCACATCAAGCCGTTTTCTATGGATCTGTACGGACAATACTGGACGGCCTGGGATGGGCCGCCGGAGGAGGGAAAGTGATGGACATTGAGAAGCTGATTGAGCAATTAAACGGATATTTTGAAGGGAATGACCTGAAAAGAGGCGTTGCCCTTGATGCCGCCACTGCTCTCTCCGCACTCCAGGCCGAAAACGAGAGGTTGCGGGACGAAGTAGAGCGGCAAAGGAGGAGCGCAGACAATAGGCAACACCTCTATGAAAATGCAGAACGGGCATACATAAAAGTTCTGACCGAGTTGGAGCAGACCAGGGCAGAAATCACCCGTCTGAAACACTATGAGGACAAGTGCCACGACTGCCCTATCGTTTGCGCCAAAACGGAAATTGTCAAGGCGCACGAGGAGTTGGAAGCCGTACAAGCTGAGCTGGAACGGGTAAAACGGGAAAGGGATGCGGCAGTAGAGGACCTGCACAAACTTTGCCCCGCATGGAAGTGGGACGGCCAAAAGGAGGACTGACATGGAACGGTTGACCAGAAGATCAGCCGATGGCAGGGCGTGTTTCAAGCCCCACCTATATGGACAAATGAATAAAGATGTCTGTGACCGCCTCGCAGCCTATGAGGAGACTGGCTTGGAGCCAGGGGAAATCGAACAACTCAAGGGTGAGGCTTTCGGACTGAGAGTGGACAAGCAAGAGCTGGAGCAATATCGTGCTCTCGGCCCCATTGACCGCCTCCGCGAACTCAAGCAGGCCGACGATGAAGGGCGGTGCGTGGTGCTGCCATTCAAGCCTCCGAGATGGGTGTATATGTGCAGTGCGCGCTTCCCCAAACCGGCAAAAGCCCATTATGCAAGCGCCATCAATGTTTTACATGATATGGACAACGGGTGTGTATTTGGGGATACCCCAAAGGAAGCCGAGGCCGCACTACGGAGGGAGCAGGATGGCTGATATTCTTACAATTATAGCCGCTGTGGAGTGGATGGCGCTTGGCCTGCTTGTCCTGCGGAAGCTCAAGGGGTGGAATCGAAAGATGGAAGAGTTATACGAAGACATGAAGAAACAGTGGGAGGCCGAGCATGAGACTAGTTGATGCGGATAAAGCCAGAGAGTGCTTTGGTGGGGATGGGGTGACTGGAGCCGTCATGCAGCGTATGTTTGATAGCCTGCCCACCATCGACGCCGTGCCTGTGGTCAGGTGCCGGGAGTGTATATATGCCACCAGACCGGGAGACAACATCGTCTACTGTGACAATTTTGAGCGTGACATGATGCCGGACGATTATTGTAGCGTTGGAGAGCGAAAGGAGGCCGACCATGAGTAGACCCAAATATCCGTGGTGGGGCTATGTCCGGGAAATCCTTCGGCGGTACCCTGACTACACAACAGAAGCCGAAGCCGCGGCGGTTACATCTGCGATAGCACAGACTGGGCAGATGCCAGACGGCCAGCGCCGGCTCTCCGTGATTGGTATGGTGTTCTTCCGCAAGACGCACACCCTGCATGGGGCGGCTCTGGAGGCATCATGCAGCTACGCCACCGCAAAAAGGTGGCAACAGGCGTTTATTCGTGAAGTAGCATGCAATTTCAAGTGCAACAGTCTGATCGAAAGTTGAGCCACAAAAGCCAAACACTTGATGTAGGATGGAGACGTGGAGGTGTATACCTCTGCGCCTCCTTTTCTACCGCCCGGCACCGAGGCGGGTAATATCGGGCCCCTACGCTGCATGGCTGAAAACCAGCCCATAAACTGGGCGGAGGGTCGCGCCCTCCATGCGGCAAATGACTGTGGAGAGACACTATACTGGCGAATCGGGGTCGCGTATCTTGCCAGTGAAATCACCAGCGGCCTGCCAGTAGCCATAGCTGGCCGACTCCGGGTATAATGGCAGCCTTTGAGAGTCAAAAACGCGCTATCCCGCTGAAAATTACCCTGCGAGTGGCTAATCATGATGTCGCCGCCAAGACCAGGGTGTGACAATTAAGCGGGAAGCGCACATATGCCGAGTGCTGTAGCAGAAGCGGAAGCGGCGGCCCGTTACGTCGCGGACGTGTGGCGGCTCATTACCGCCTCTCGGCTCCATACACATGAACGAGAAGGACGATAGCCATGCAGGACTTTGCAAAACGATTCTACCGCTCCCAGGCGTGGAAGGCGTGCCGGGCGGCCTATATCGCCAGGAGGCTGGCCATAGACGGCGGGCTGTGCGAGGAGTGCCGGGACCAGCAGGGGTATATCGTCCACCACCGGGTGACGCTGACGCCGGAGAACATCCGCAACCCGGCCATCGCCCTGAACCACAGCTTGCTGGCCTATGTGTGCAAGGACTGCCATGACGAGTACGAGGGACACGGGATCAACAAGGGCAAGCCCATGGCCTGCACCTTCGGGACGGACGGCCAGCCGATCGACCGGCGGAAGCTGTGAGGG